GCGGCGACTACGACCTGGACAAGCTGGCGTCCGCTGTGACGGACGATGACAGCTATTACGAGGAGCAGGCCGCTGAGCGCGGCATGAGCGTGGACACCTACAAGCTGGTCCACAAGCTGGAGGCGGAAAACGAGCGCCGCAAGGCGCAGGAGGCCGCGACCCTGGAAGAGCGGCAGCGCCAGGCCGCTTTTGCCCGGCTGGTGGAGCAGGCGGAGCAGACCAAGAGCATTTACCCGAGCTTTGATCTCAACACTGAGATGTCAAACCCGGCCTTTGCCCGACTCACTGCCCTTGGCGTGGATGCCAAGACCGCCTTTGAGGTGATCCACAAGGACGAGATTTTGGCTGGTGGCATGCAGTATGCCGCCCAGACTGCGGCGCGCAAGGTGAGCGCGGCCGTGCAGGCCAACCGGAGCCGGCCCTCTGAGGGAGGGCTGGGCAGCACCGCACCTGCTGACGTGCGGATCGACCCCTCCGCCATGACGCGGGAGCAGCGCGCTGAGCTCAAGCGCCGGGCGGCCCGGGGCGAGAAATTCTACTTTTAGAGAGGAGCAAAACCATGAACACTTACGATGTGATCTATCTGGATCTCCAGATGTTTGCGGATGCCGGTACCTTGGTCAACACCACCGGCGGCGAGGCGAATGCCTACACCGGCCAGGTAACTGCCACCGGGGCTATGAGCTCCGCCATGAAAACCTACTATGACACCGAGCTGCTGGAAAACGCCCGCCCCCGGCTGGTGTTTACCCAGCTTGGCAAGAAGCAGTTTCTTCCCGCCAACCACGGCGAGAGCGTGGAGTGGCGGAAGTGGAACACCTTTGACAAGGCCATGACCCCCCTGGTGGAGGGCGTCATTCCCACCGGCCAGCGCTTTGGCCAGAGCGCGACCCAGGTCACCGTGCGCCAGTACGGCGACTACGCCGCGATCTCCGACCGGCTGGACCTTCACGCCGTGGACAACGTGATCCTGGGCGCCACCGAGGAGATGGGCGCCGCCGGCGGCGAGACCGCCGACACCCTGGTCCGGAACGTGCTGGTGACCGGCACCAACGTGATCTATGCCGACACCCTGTCCGGCATCGCCCCCGACTCCACCCCCGTGGGGCGCTATCAGATGAGCGCCGACAACAACCGGCTGACTCCCGACATGGTCAACAAGGCCTACACCTTCCTCAAGAAGCAGAAGGCCCCCTTCTTTGAGGGGAACAAGTACGTGGCGGTGATCCATCCCTCCGTGACCTACGACCTGCGCTCCAGCGACGAGTGGCTGGAGGTGCACAAGTACGCGGCCACCCAGGAGATCTTCGCCGGCGAGATCGGCGAGCTGCACGGGGTCCGCTTCATCGAGACCACCGAGGCCCCCATCTTCAACGGCGGCCCGCTGATCGACGAGGCAAATCCCAACCTGGTGGTTGCCGGTTATGCGGCGACCGACACCACCGCCTCCGCCACCGCAGGCGTCACCAGCCCCTACAAGGTCACCGTCAAGAATACGCTGACCGAGGCCCAGGGCGCCGCCCTGGTGGGCCGTAAGGTCCACATCTACGACACCTCCGCCTCCGCCATGGTGGGCACCGCCATGATCGTGGGCTGCAGCTACGCCAGTAAGGATATCTGGCTTGAAGAGGCCGCGCCCGTGACCCTGTCCGGTGCCTCCGACGCCGAGGACACCCTGTGGCCCGGCGAGGGCGGCGATTCCAAGACCGCCGGCGGTCCCGTGGCCGTCTACGGCACCATGTTCTTCGGTAAGGACGCCTTTGGCGTGGTAGATCCCGAGGGCATGGGCATGGAGATGATCGTGAAGGACGCGTCCCAGGTGGGCGGCCCGCTGAATCAGTTCTCCACCGTGGGCTACAAGTTTGAAAGTGCCGCGAAGATTTTGTATCAGAACCGCATGGTCCGCGTGGAGAGCTGCTCTGCCTACTCCACCGTGGACGAGGCGAACTAAGGGAGGACTGAGCTATGGCTACCAAGACCGACGCTAAGACCGAGGCCAAGCCGGCCGAGCGCTACAATCCCATGGCGGACCTTGTGACCGTCAACCTGCCCAAGGCCACCGGCCGGGAGGAGAATTTCGTCTTCGTGGGGCTGAACGGCAAGGGCTACACCATCCTCAAGGGCCGGCCGGTCCGTGTGCCGCGGCCTGTGTACGATATCCTGCAGGAGGCCATCCGGCAGGAGCGCAGGATGGAGGCCTGGGACACGGCCCAGCGGGAGCGGGCCAACGCCAACCAGGCGCTGGCCAACGCGGCGCGCTATTGATTCCCATAGGCCCCGGAAATCCGGGGCCTTACTTATAGGAGGCAGCTATGCTGACAAGACATATTGATTTTGTGGTCACCCGTGGCAGCAGCCCGCACCTGGAGCTTGGCCTGCCGCTGGAGGTGGACAGCAGCAGCGTGATCTACGTGACGCTGGCCCAGGAGGACCACATCGTGCTGGAGTACACCCTGGGCGGCGAGGAGGCGGAGGTGCCCCCCACCGGCGAGCTGGCGCTGGATCAGTTGGAGGCGGACCTGCTGATCCTCCACATGAGCCAGGCTGACACCCTGCGGCTGGAGACCGGCGACGTGGAGCTGCAGGTGCGCGTCCGCCACGACGGCGAGGCGGACACGCTGATCTGCGCGGTGGGCTACGTTGGCAAGGCGCTTAAGGGAGGTGTGATCTGATGAGCGAGGAGTATACGCAGAGAATCTACCTCAGACGCCCGCAGCCGGATACGCTGCATCTACGCAGCTGCGCCGTGGCCGGCCGGCCGGGCCTGTCTGCCTATGAGGTGGCGGTGGCTGCGGGGTACGAGGGCACCGAGGCAGAGTGGCTGGCATCGCTGAAAGGCGCGGATGGCCAGGACGGCGCCACCGGCCCACAGGGGCCGCAGGGCGACCCAGGCATCGTAGAGCTGCCCTTGACGCCGGAAAACGGCGAGGATCTGGCAGTGTGCGGCACCGGGGTGCTCCACGTGGACGAGGACGAGATTTCCCTGTCCGCCGGCAGCGCGCAGACCGGGCAGGGCGCGGCCTACGTGGGTATGCTGGGAGTGGTGGTATCCTACATTCCCCAGGGCGGCAGCACCGGGGACGAGATTGCCGTGACCATCGACGGCAACGGCATCCATTGCGGGGATAACCAGGTCCACAACGTGACAGCCCCCACCGCCGGCACCGACGCCGCCAACAAGAACTATGTGGACGGCCGGGTGGACAGTCTGATCGACACCGTCAACAGCTGGCTGGCTGCCATTGTGGGAGGTGCGGGCTGATGTCAACCTTGGACGCAGTGCGCATGCAGCGCGTAGCCACGGCCCTGGATGCCAACAACGCCGCCATCCGAGCCAAGGGGGTCACAGTGCCGGCGGGCACCAAATTTGACGCCCAGGCGGCCCTGATCGGGGCCATCCCGGTGCTGACCGCCCGCACCGGCAGCCTCACCCCCAGCGCCGACGGCATGGTGATCACCCTGCCGGAGGACCTTGACGGGGCCTTGGCCCTCTGGGTCCACTGCGACCTGGACCAGGCCAAGGCCAAGGGCACCAACACCATCTACGAGGCCCTGGGGGTCATGCCGCCAGGCCGCGACGTTGTGGCAAACACCATCTACCGCTCGGTTGACGCCAGCGGCGGTCTGGCCATGAGCGGCACGGCCCCGGTAGCGGACGAGAACGGGAAGATCAAGCTTTCCACGTCCAAATACTGGCGGGCAGGGCTGGCCTACGATTACATTATCTGGTACGCAGAGGAGGCATAAATATGGACGATTATTTGCAGACATTGACTGATAACCTTGGCCGGATCGGCAAGGTGACTAGGATCACGCCGTCGGACAGCGGTGGCCCCTATGTCCCTCTCCCTGTCACAGAGACTATCACATCCAGCACCCCAACCATCACCCCGGTGGATAACCACATCTACCAGTGCGGCGAACTGACGAGTCTCACCATCAGCAATCCTCCCGCAACCGGAGCCTACTCCATCGTGTTCACCTCTGGCTCCACAGCAACCACAACCACCATCCCCGCAACCATCCTCGGTCTGGAATCGTTTGCGGCAGAGGCGAACACCCTGTATGAGATCAACGTGCTGGACAATCGTGCCGTGGTCGGCAGTTGGGCGGTGGCATCGACATGACGCTGATGGAAAGAAGAAGGGCGTTGATGGGGGCGCAAGGTGGGGGAGAAACAAGTATACTACAGGATGGATCATACACCTTTGCCACTGGAGATAAAGTCACTATATCAGACGGCCACCACATTAAAATTGAGTTGGCTGGATCAACGGCTTGGGACAATTTTGTAAACCTCTCTGATTTAACAAAAAACGGCGGCTCTCCACGCTATAACGCATCCGCAATTAATAATTTGGCTGGTATCTTTGTTAATTTCCCCGCAAATAGCGAAGCTGTACTGTCCGTATCGAATGTTACAAAAACACCTGCGGAGGTTTGCAATAGCAATGGACAAGTTGTTTTTGGAGTAAGGAGAACAAATGGGAACGTTTCTGTTATTGGCGGGGCAGGTATTACAATAAACGGAATTGTAGCAACGAAAACTGTTACTGTTGAAACAGATACAAACGCATCCTGTTTGTTTATGTATTTTGTGCGTGTCAAAACTGTTACGGTTGAGTTGGACATCGGATTAACAATTAACGGAAACAAGTTAATATAGGAGGTCAAGATGAGATATGCCAAACTAATCAACAATCAGCCATCTTTCGCCCCTAATCCCATCCTCCAAAACGGCCTCTGGTACGGCAACCCACCCGGCTCCGTGTATGAGGCCGAAAGCTACAAACCCGTCCGCTACACCGATCCTCCAACGGAACCCGGCGAGGGCTACCAGTGGAGCGAAACGTGGAGCGAGACTGAAACTGAGATCGTTCAGGGCTGGGTGCTGGTCGAAGTGCCTATCACGGACGAGGAGGCCCTTGTCCGTTACGCCAACGAACTGACCGGGGCGCAAGACGAAACGCTGACCGAAGCAACCGAAACACTTATCAAACATTTTAAGGAGGAAGAATAATATGGTGCAGTATCTTATCATCGAGGTTCAGAACCGGGCTGACGGCATCAACAACGTGCTGCCGATCGAGTCCAGAAACAGCCTCGCAACCGGGCTGAGCTACTACTATGACCGTTGCTCCAAGATGGCGGCAACCACCCTCTACCCCACCGTCACGCTGGTGCTGATGGACACGGACGGCAATATCTATGAAAACAAGCATCTGACCACTGCGTATGAGGCCGAGTAAGGAGGGCTGACCAATGATTACAAACATCAAATGGTGGAAAGCGGCTGGTATCCGAGCGATTAAGACCATTGCCCAGACAGCAGTCGGCATGATCGCCGTTGGGGCTGCTGTATCCGATGTGGACTGGCTGAGAGTGGCGTCTGTGTCCGCTGTGGCTGGCATCCTGTCTCTGCTGACCAGCCTTGCAGGATTGCCGGAGGTGGAGTGAGATGGAGATTGTAAAATCCTATCTAACTCGTAATCCGTGTTACAAAGCTAATGTAAACAAGGCAGACAGTCGTTACACGACTTTCCAGAGCAAAGGCCCCAGAGGGTTGATGTTACATTCTGTCGGATGTGCTCAACCTGATGCCAGTGTGTTCATCAGGCTGTGGAATAAGGAGAGCTACAGTAACGCTTGCGTTCATGGCTTTATTGATGCGAACAGCGGAATCGTATTCCAGACATTGCCCTGGAATTACCGTGGCTGGCACTGCGCTGGGAGCGGCAATAACACCCATGTGGGGGTGGAGATGTGCGAGAGCGGGGCCATCGAATATATCAAGGGCACGGCCAACAGCTTTCGCATGCTGGACAAAGCCAGGGCACAGGCGGACTGCCGCAGAGCCTATAACGCTGCGGTGGAACTGTTTGCCATGCTTTGCAAACGCCACAGACTCGACCCTTTGACGCAGATCGTATCCCACAAGGAGGGTTGCAAGCTTGGTATTGCCTCCAACCACGGCGACCCGGAGCACTACTGGCGTGGCTGCGGGCTGCCCTACACTATGGACGGATTCCGCGCCGACGTAAAATCCAAAATGACTGATGAGGTGGACAATATGACAAAGCAAGAACTTGAGCTGATGATCGACCAGCGAGCGACCGCAATCGCGGAATCCCGCGCCAAGCAGATTGCCGAGGGTCTGCTGCGTGAGATGCTGGGCCCTTACATTTACACCATCAAGGATGTGCCCCATGTCTCCGTCCAGCGCGAGGTGAGGCGGCTGCTGGACAAGGAGATTATCAACGGCGGGACGCCCTTTGAATCCGAGCCGGACGACATCAATCTGCCTTACGCCGTGCTGCGCGGTGTCGTTATGAGCGCCAGATACACGGACGCCAGCCTTAAGCCCCCCGACGGAGGTGAGGGCTGATGATCGACAAGGCAGATTTTGAGGTCCTTGACCTTCGCTACAAGCGTATCGAGGACTGCAACCGTGAGATGGACGAGGTGTCAAAAAAACTGGCACACGACGCCACCCAGCTTGCCGTGATCAGCACCAAGCTGAGCCTGGTGCTGTGGCTGCTGGGGGCCATCGGAGTGGCCATGATCGCCGTGCTGGTCAAGTACGTGTTCTCATTTTGAGAAGGCAATCGACGAGGTGGTGGCCGAGCGGCTGCGCGAGCTGATGGACGATGCCCCCACGGAGCAGCTGCGCCGTGAGCTGGACCGGATCGCCAGGCAGATGGAGCAGGCGTGAGCATTAGCGTTAGCAAAGGCGCGTAAAATGTGCTTACGCAGTGCTATTTGTTGCGCCGTTGTGCCAAACATTTTGCCATCAAAAACGGGCTAAAATCAAGGAAATCCCCAGGATACTTGAATATCCTGGGGATTTTTGTGGCGGAGTGAGAGAGATTCGAAATCTCCGCCATAATGGCCATGGTTGGGGATATATCTATGTGTCCTGGAATATGTTAGCATTTTTGTTAGCATTTTTCGGAGGGGTGGCGTAAAAGTCGCGGATGGCCTGCTTGCTGGTGGCCAGGTCGGCGGAGGCTACGTGGGTGTAGACCTCGTCCATGATGCGGTCGTTGGCCCAACCGCCTATGGATTGGCTAATCTGTTTTGGGACCCGAAGGTGCGCCGTTAAACTTGCAAAGCTGTGCCGGAGACCATGCACGCCCACCACCGGGACGCCGGCTGCCTTGCACACCCGCTCACATTCGCGGCGGAGGGTCTGCTGGCTGCAGGTCAGCACCTTGCCGGTGGGCTGTCTGGCTGCGTCCAGGGCCGCGTCCAGGGCCGGGATCAGGCTCTCTACCACCCGGACACTGCTGGCCGTCTTGCCGCCGGGGATCGTCACGTAGGCCCCGCTCTCGTCCAGGATCCGGCGCTCTACCACCTTGACGGTGTGCCCCTCTACGTTGGCCCAGTCAAGGCCGTCTATCTCTGAGATCCGGAGAGAGGACAGGGCCAGGAGCAGCGCCACCGCATATTTGGACTTGGCTGCCGCCGCGACAAAGGCCAGAATCTCGTCCGGCTCCAAAAACTGCGCCTTGGTCAGCTCCTTCGCTCTGGCGGCAGACTCGCCGCCGATCCGGATCTCCGGCAGGGTGACGCCGGAGGCCTTGGCCACCGTGCGCAGCAGCCCAAGCGACACCCGCACCGTCTTGGCCGCGTAGGTCCGCAGGGCGTCGTTGGTGGCCGTCCGCCACTGGGCGGAAGTGACGGAGGACAGCTTGCGCGGCATCAGCACCGCGTATTGGTCGCTGGTCTGCAGCGCCTTATACTTGCGGACCGTGGCAGGGCTCAGACTTTGGCTGCGCTGCTCTACGTATCTGTCGATGGCAGCGGTGAGGGTGAGGTCCGCGTCCGGCTGCCTGGCCAGGCGCTTGCCGGCCAGGTGTTCCGCCTTGATCAGTTGGGCGCGTTTGATGCAGGCGCGCTCCGTCGGCTCTGTGATGCTGATGCTCTCGCCTCCAAGGCGCAGCTGGATGTGCCAGGCACCGGATGGCAGCTTTCGGGCGGTTGGGATTTTCATGGTTTGGCCCCCTCTCGCCTCCGCTTTATTTTTTCGCGGATCGTATCAAATCCGATATGGATGAGCACCACAGCATACGGGCCGCCCAGGATTACAATAACTATAATAGGTATCATTTCGTCTACCTTGTCCCATACGGAGGGCTTTGCGGCTGCACCGTCTATCTCTACAGGGCTGGACATTGTCTTTCTCTTTTGCGCGACAGGCACTACGGGCTCAGAAGTCGAGCTCTGCGTCTCCCTGGTGCCGTGGACTACCTCTACCCAGGTTCCGCCGGAGACGCTGCGGGTTGACGGCGCGGAGCTGGTGCGGTCCGGAGACGCCGGAACAGGGGCGCCGGTGTATATCGGTGGGTTACAGTGCTTACACGGCGCCAGGCCTCTGGCCACCGCGTCCGCAATCCGGATCTCTATCCGGCTGCGCAGCGAGCCGCAGCCGTCACGGTGGTAACAGTCTCCGGTCAACGTGCAATATACGATCAGATCCCCGTTGTCCGTGGTCTCAGCCCATGCAGGCATGACCATCGCGGCCAGCAGCAGCACAGCCAAGACACCTGCGGCAATCCGTCTCATGGTCAATCCTCCTTCTTTTTTGAACATATGTATCGTAGTGTCCGGGTTATGGGACAGTTGATCGGCTATGATGACATCACTACATGAGAGCGGAGGTGCCGGGAAATGACGGAACGGGAACGGGAGCTTATTGATCTGATCCGGAGGTATCCGGAGCTGCGGGAGGCGGCACTAGCGCTCGCAGCTGCGTTAGTAAAAAATCCTGCTGCTGGGGAGAAAGCTGCTGATACAAGGTGATCAGCTCGCGGTCCTCTTCTGACAGCCCTGCGGCTTGAGCCGTGGGGCTGTCTTTGCCTGTTAACAGGTAGTCGATGGAGACGCCGAAATAGTCGGCAATGTTTTGCAGAATGGGCTGTTTCGGGGTTGAACCACGCTTCCATTGATTGACTGCGGAGTTGCTGCACGCGCCGCATTTTGCTGCAACGGCATACGGCCGCTCACCCTTCTGCTGGCACAACAAAATGTACTGATCGTAAAACATAATCAGCCCTCCAAAAAATCTTATGGAAAAATAGATTTTGCCCCTTGACATCTTATCAACTATAAGATATAATACGACTGTGACCGGCAAACGGCCGCACGAAAGCGACCCCTCCGGGCAAGGATTCTGGCGTATTGGTTGGCACCTTTATTATACCAGATCCTCCCGGGGGAGTCAAGGAAAACTTATAAATGATAAGGAGGACACGATGGAGCTCAAGATTTTGAGAATCCGCGCGGGGCTCAGCCAGGCGGAGGCCGGCAAGCTCGTGGGTGTCAGCCAGGCCAACGTCTCCGGCTGGGAGCAGGGCGATTACAAGCCCTCCCCTGCGGTGCGGGCGCGGCTGGCGGAGGCCTACGGGGTGAGCCTGGCGGAGATCGTCCGGGCCGTGGAGCAGGATGCGGCGGCGCGGGAGGACAGCGGCGGAGACGCCGCAGCGGAAGAATAGGAGGGAAATTATGGCGGACAACAAGACTACAGGCGCGATCCTGTTGCAGCAGGACGCGGACAAGGCAGTACCCCCCCCAAAAAAACTGGAGGGCTTCCGGCCGTGGAATCCCAATCCGGGCGGGGTGCGGCTGCCCAACGACCACGTATCACCCAAGGAGCTGAGCGGGCAGACGGTGGTCTACAATCTGCGGGCCCCGATGGATCTGAAACATCTGCGGGCCATGCCGGAGGATCTGCAGAGTGAGTACCTTAAGTGGATTATGGACACATTTGATGCCTCCGCGGTGAGGATCGGAAAGATGCTGGGGTGCAGCGACCACATGGTGGCGGTGCTGCTGCGGCAGCACAAGATCCGTCAGCGGAGCCGCGGCAAGAAAACGCCGCCGGACAAGGTGGCAGCCTGGGAGGTGTGGCTGGAGGACGGCACCCTGCCGGGGATCCCCGAGCGGACGGAGGTCCGGCCGGTGGAGGAGGCTGCCAGGGCGCCGGAGGACGGCGAGCAGCGGGCCGATATGGGCAGCGAGAGGGCCGATGTGGATATGGCCGCTGGGGTCAGCGGCCACTACGGGGAAGCAGGTGCGCAAAGGGCTGATGTTGGCATCAGCCCCTACGGAGAGAAGCCCGAAGAGGAGACGCTGGCGGATTCCAACGAGGCGCCGAAACCACGGAGGCAGGCAGGCCGAACCGGGGGTGGCCGGAATATGGCCGCTGGGGTCAGCGGCCACTACGGAGACGGTGCGCAGGCGGACGACGCCGCAAAGCTGCGGTCGGCGGGGATCCAGTACGCGACGATCTCGCTGGTGGGTACGCTGCAGGAGGTCCGCAACAGTCTGGCCACGCTGGAGCTCTTTATGTGCGACAGGCGCGTGGAGATCCGGGTGCGGACCGCCGGAGAGGAGGCCGACCATGCCGAGACTTAAGACCAAAACCGACGTCTGGGAGGACGTACGCGGGCTGATCCTGCAGCGGATGGAGGCCTGCGGCTACGACCGGACCGAGCTGGCGGCGCGCATGGACTGCAGCCGGCAGACGGTGAGCAACTACCTGGCCTATCCCGGCCAGATGCGGCTGGACTGGCTGCGCAAGCTCTGCCGGGTGCTGGGTATTCCGGCGGAAAAGCTCCGGCAGCGGCTTCCGGTGTGGTGAGGGGGTGCGGACATGATCGTATATGCAGCAATCTTCGGCCTATGGCTGCTGGTCCTGGCCGTGATCGGAGGGATCACAGGATGAGCGATTTCCATAGCCGAGTTTACACCGACCGGCCAGCCTATGCAGACTTCGACGCGCCGGCCAAGTTCCTGGCTATCCAGAGCATCATAGCCAAGCGGCTGCGAGAGCATCCCAACGCGATCTGCTCCTATTCGGGAGGCTCCGACAGTGACATCATGATCGACCTGTTGGAGCGGACCAGGACCATGTTCCACCTGCCGCCTATCAAGTACGTATTTTTTAATACAGGCCTCGAGATGCAGGCTACAAAGGAGCACGTAAAACGCACCGCAACGAAGTACGGCGTAGAGATCCGGGAGTGTAGGCCAAAGACCAACATTGTGCTGGCAACCAGGATGTACGGCGTGCCGTTTGTCTCAAAGATCATGAGCGCCGGCCTGGAGGGCTGGCAGAAAAAGCGGATACCGCTGTCCATCGCGGACGAGTACAACCAGGCAGACGATAAACACGCCAAACGGCGTGAGCTCCGGGAACGGTACCCGAAATGCGAGAGCACGATCAACTTCCTCTGCTGCTGCAACAAAGACGGTGAGCCGAGGCCCAACATCCAACTAGTGATCAACAGCAGCAAGTATATGCTGGACTTTATCCGAGAGAATCCTCCGGGATTTAAGATCAGTGCCAAGTGCTGTGACTGTTGCAAAAAGCAACTGGCACATAGTGTACAGCGTGACTACGAGATGATCATTACCGGCGAGAGAAGAGACGAAGGCGGCATGCGGTCTGTGCCGCGGAAGGATAACACCACCTTGTGCTTTACTGAAACCAGTTCCGGCCAGTACCGGCTGCGGCCTCTCTACTATGTATCCGATGCAGACAAGGCGTGGTACAAGGCGACCTACAACATCCGATATTCCGCCGCCTATGAGGTGTACGGACTGACCAGGACAGGATGCTGCGGGTGCCCGATCTCATACAAAGCCGAGGAGGACCTACAACGTATCGGCCGGTACGAGCCTAACATAGTCAAGGCCGCCTATGCGATCTTTGGCGAATCCTATCGGTATCGGCGCCAATACGTTGCATACAAGGCCATGCGAATGAAGGACCAAGCCAACTGCAACGGCCAACTGACATTAGATCTGTCGGAGGGATCACGGGATGAGGATCGAACGACTGAGCCGGGACGAGTTTGATCTGCTCTGCGCCCGGATCGCCATCGGCGAGCCGGTGAGCATGGGCGAGCTGCTGGGCGCCAGGCGCTACGCCAGTGAGGCCCGCGAGCGCGGGCAGCTGCTGGCATCGCTGACCGTCGGGTATCTGGCGGTGACGAGGGATGACCAAATGGCCGAGGGTGGCCGCTCGATGAGCGGCCGCTACGGAGAAGCGGGTACGCAGCTGGCTGATGTGGGCATCGGCCCCTACGGAGAGGACGGTGACCGGCATGGATGAGCAGCTGAATCTGTTTGCCGCCATGGGCGAGCCGCTGCCGCCAATGCAGGTGGTGTGCGATTACCTGCGCAGCAGCTACGACAACTGGCTGCGGCATCGGCTGCCGGAAGAAAAGGTCCGGCCCTTTGAGGAGGGCGTGGACAACACCTTTAAGACCTGGCACGGGCACAGCCTGGACCGGGACACCGGATATTGGTTTATCTCATTCCGGCCAAGCTCTGTGACGCTGAAATCCAACGACGGTCTGGACATTGATTTCAGCCGAACGGCGGTGCTGCGGGCGCTGGGGATTAAGGAGGTGCGACAGTAGTGAGCCTGCAAATAAAGCCTACAACCATGCATGCTGCCAATGCATACGTGGCAGAGTATCACAGACATCATCCACCGGTCCGCGGCTGCAAATTCGCGCTGCGATGCGTAGACGCTGAACGCACCTGCGGTGTGGCCATCGTCGGACGGCCGGTGAGCCGGGTCCTGGACGACGGCGAGACTTGTGAGATCACACGCTGCTGTACGGACGGCACGCGCAACGCCTGCTCCATGCTCTACGGCGCCTGCGTCAAAGCGGCTTTTGCCATGGGATACAGGCGGGTAATTACTTATACCCTGGACGAGGAGCCCGGCACCAGCCTGCTGGCTGCGGGCTTTGTAATGGACGGACGGACGACCGGCGGAAGCTGGGATACGCCGGCAAGGAGGCGGAGCACGGACGCACCTACCGGTGCCAAAAAAAGATGGATCAAGGAGAGGAGGCAGAAGCCATGAAGCACGGGAAAGCGCCGACCAGGCGGCAGAAGGAGCTGATCCGGAGCTGGGGCATCAACCCGGACAACTGGCTGGTAGTCAAGGACACGCCGGTGGAGATGGTGATCACCCACCGGTATCGTGATCAGCCCAGGACCATTCCAAAAACCGACGAGGCCATGGAGCCGGAGCCCTGGGATGCCGGGGACGGCAGGGCCGATGTGGGCGGCGAGAGGGCCGGTGTGGGCACCGGCCCCTACGGGGACGGCTACGGAGAAGCTGGACAGAATATGGCCGCTGGGGTCAGCGGCCACTACGAAAAGAGTGGTGAGTCCGGGAGGCTGGACAGCAGGAAGATCCGCAGCAAAGCCATCGCCGAGATGGGGGCCTGGCTGCGGTGGAGTGCCAAGGGAGGTGGCCGGCATGGATAAGGGCTGGATCGGCAGACGGGCCGCCCTGGCCATTGAGCGGGCAGCCTTTGACGCCTGCAGGCCGGTGCGGGAGATTTTGGCAGAGACCGGGATCGACAAAAATCTGTACTACGCCTGGCGGGCCGGCAAAAATGAGCCAGCCGCCTACGCGCTGGCCAAGCTGGCGGACTACGGCGTGGACATCCGCTGGATCCTGCTGGGAGAGGAGGCCGGGCGATGATCCGTCCAAGAGGCATGAGCCAGGCGGCGCTGGCAGCGCTGCTGCGGCAGCAGGGTTTTAAGGCCTGCTCCAAAACTGCTGTGAGCCTGGCAGAGCGGCCGGAGGAATCCGGCGTACAGTTTACCCCGGCGGCCCGGAACGCGGCGCAGGAGGCGCTGCAGCGGCCCAGGCGGGCGGAAAACCGCACCAACGGCCGGAAGACCACCGTCTGGCTGGACGAGGATATGAGGATCTGGTGCGAGACGA